GGGCTAGTTTAATTAAACAGGTAAGTGCTTTATATCGTGCTGGTTTAAGAATACCTAGAGCCTTATTAAAGCGAAGGAACACAACATAATGGCAGTAAGAAGAAAACCTTTATCAGCGAAGGTAGTCGCAAATCTTAAAGCAAAAGCAAAGAAATCTAAATTATTTAATCTTGCAGACTTAAAGGCTTCTTTTCGTAGAGGTCAAGGGGCTTTTTTAGGAGCAGGAAGCAGACCAAGAATGAGTATGCAACAATGGGCTATGGCAAGAGTAAACAAGTTAATAAGCAGAGGTAGGTCTGGAACATTTGATAAGGATATTATTAGAAGAGCCAGTAAAAGAAAAAGGAAGAAAAAGTAATTTGCCTAAACTTTGTATTAGGTGCAAGGTTGCTTTGGAAAAAGTAATAAAGAATGTTTGGAAATGTCCAGTTTGTAAAACAATTGTTAATGATAGGTTAAAACATGGCAAAATATCAAGGCAAGGAAGTGAAACTAAATAAACCTTTTAGATTGTCAACAAGTGAATCTAAAAATAAAAAGTTTGGAGTTTATGTCAGAAATAAGGCAACAGGCAAGATTAAGAAAGTTACTTATGGTGCAAGGGGTATGTCGATTAAAAAGAATAATCCAGCAAGGCAAAAATCTTTTTTGGCTAGAATGGG